CCCCCGCTCCTTCCAGGCTCGGGCGGCAGTTGCTCAGCCTGAGCTGGTCGTTCGGTCCGGCGCACCCCGGCTGGAGGGTGAGCAAGAGGACGAGCAGCAGGGGGGACACCCTCGGCATCTGGATCGTTGCCGACGCCTGGGGCGATGCGGCGCCGGCTGATCGGGCGCTCTGCCTTGACGCGCCCCCACCAGGCGAGCGCCCCGCCGAGCAGGCTGACGGCGGTGAGGACCTCGTTGGTGAGCGCCGAGGTATCGACCTCCCATCCAGCGAGGCGTGCACCCTGGGCGGCGATGACGACGATGGCGCCGATGATGGTCTTGGAGGCCCACCAGGGCTTCGGCGCGTTGGCGAGGTCGATTTCGTCATTCATAGCTCAGCGGCCCAAGAAGATGGCTAGGAAAATCAACGCAAAGAACGCAGCCACGGAAAGGAGGACGCGTACGGCGGGGATATCGGAAAGCTTCTGTTTTCGGCTCAAGATCTTCAGCTCCACAGTTGCACGGTCTCTTGTTTGCCGGAGCTCGTCGGCGGATCCGGCAGGATCACTGCGGTCCCCTGGGGCAGGATCGGCCCGAGGGCGGCGATTCCGCGGTTGATTCCCAGCGCCTCTTCCGTGATGACGGCGGTCTGCGCGTAGGCCCGGTAGAGGACCTTGTCCAGGGTGTCCCCTTCGTGGGCGTAGACGGTAGCCCCGGCCATCGGATCGGCCCTCAGATCAGCTCGGCGATCACGTGCCCTTCGCCGAGCAGCTCGCTGATCGCCCAGCGGGCGTCTCTGCGGCAGTCGTCAGCGGTGAGGAGCTTGGCCTCTCCGGCGTTGTCGTTGCGGGTCCCGGTGGCGGCGACATCCCCGTACTGCTCGATCAGCCAGGCGTGCGCGGTGGCGTAGATGGCCTGGCGGTAGAGGTCCTGGTGATGCCCGGCGACCTGCCAGTCCTCGCGCGGGATGTCCGCTGCTGCGCTGACCCCGGAGGCGACCTGCTCGGCTTGGTAGGCGGCGAGCTGGCGGTTCACATCCCGCAGGGCGGCGTCGAGGGCGAATTCGATCCGGCCCGGGGTGACGGTGCCGTCCAGGCGTCTGGCTTCGCGGAAGGACGCCGGCACCAGGTCCGGCCAGAAGCCGTTGTTCTGGATGCTGATGGCATCTGCCGGCGGATCGACGATGGCTCCCGTGGCGATAAGGGACATGCTCGGTGCTCTCGCTGTTGTCAGTGCCGGCAATTAAATGCCGGGGTGGGGGATGACCGCGGTCGTGGAGACGGAAGCAGGACGTCTCCGCTGCGCGGTCATCCCGCCCCGGGCGCGTCGGCTGGCGACTCGGTTGGCTCGGCGGAAGCCTGTTCGGCATCCGCCGGCGGCTGTTCTTCGTCCGGATCCGGCTGCTTGTCGACCTTGCGCTGCAGGCGCTCGATGTCTTTCTTGACGCCGACTTGCGGGTAGAGGCGTACGGCGTCCTTGAGGTAGTCGAGGGCGGCGGACTCATTGCCGGCTGCGCGCAGGGCGTAGCCGATGGCCTTGGCGAGCTTGGCGCGGATCGGGTCGTGGATGTCGGCGTCTTCGGTGAGTGCCTGCGCCCGCTCGGCCCAGGCGACGAGCTGCTCGGGGTCGGTACCGTCCTGGTCGGTCTCGCGCCTGGCGTCGAGGATGGCGAGGACCTGCTCGGCGACCTCTTCGGCGATCAGGCTGGCGGTGTCGCGCTTGAAGCGGTCCGGGGTGGTCAGCCCGTGGCGCAGGGCGTACTCGGCAATGGCTAGACCGCCGTCGAGGTCGCGCACGTCGAAGCGCCAGACCATGACGGTCATGAGGATCTCGTCGTCGCGCCCGCTGTCCCCTTCGAGCACGCCGGCGACGTAGTCGGCGTAGCGTGGGAGGACCTCGGCCTTGTAGGTGGCCTTGCGCTCCATGCTCTTGATGTCGTGGATGGCGCGGCGGTCGGCCCACAACGATGCACGCATCATGCGCTCGGCGTCGGTTGGCTCGGCGACGTCTTCCTGCGCGCCCTGCTGGGCGGCCTGGACGCGCAGGAAGTGGCGTTGGGCGATGGTGAGCTTAGGTGGCATGGGGAAATAAGGTCAGTTGGCTGCCGCTATCAGACCCAGGTCCCTTCGCCGAAGTAGGTGACGTGCTCACAGCCGACCGCGGCCTCGTAGCGCTCGACGACGAACGCCTGGTTGACGGACATGTAGTCGGCGTAGCGATCGAGGTTAGGCTCGTCCTTCATGGCCCGGCGGCGGGTTCCGTTCTGCTCGTAGATGCTCAAGTTATCGAAGCGGGTGACGAGCAGGGAGCGAGACGGGAAGAAGGGCACGATGTAGGCGGGGATGCCGCCGAGGGTGCGGTTCAGGAGCAGGATCTCGACTGCGCGGCGCTCGGTTGGGGCGTCGGTGGATTGGTCGCTGATCAGGGTCTGGTACTTATCCGTGATCAGGTCGCGCCCGATCAGACACACCAGAGACGAATCGTTGGCGAAGCGGTCGTGCAAGAGGCGGCACAGGTCGAAGACGAGCTCGTCGAGGTGACGGTAATCGGCTCCGGTGTCGGTGCCGACGCGCAGCTCGCCGGCGGTGCCACCCTCGGGAACCCAGCGGGCGGCGTTGTTGTCCCGCATCTTCTGCAGCCAGCCGATGTTGACATCCTGCAGCAAGGGGTAGGTCGCCCGGTCGGTATCGGCGGCTGCGGATACGCCGTTGAAACCGATCATGATGATATCCAGGGCCGTCTGGATGGCAATTGCCTGGTTCCACAGCGTTTCGAAGTTGCCGAGATGGCGCCAGGCGTCGAGCTTGTCGTAGCGCAGCGCGACGTCGAAGTTTGTCTGCTTGCAGAAGTAGCTCGACGGGGTCATGTCGGACGGGTCGGTCGGGGCGCGCTCGGTGCCGCCGCTGGTATCGGTGCGCCCGGCGATAGTGCTGGTTGCGCCCAGGCCGATGGCTTGCCCCTGCTGGTTGTCCACGCCGATCAGATTGACGCGCTGCAGGAATACCGCGAGCTGAGTGACGGCGGCGCGCAGACGCTGATCGACCTCCGGGGTGGCGGCGAACTGCTGTCCGCGCTGAATGCGCCCGATGTCGACCCCGTACATCTGGGAGATGCGTTGCTGGTACCGCTCGACGAGGGCGTAGGTCAATTCGTGCATGGGGGTAGCTCCGTAGTGCTCTAGTCTGGTGCTGCGGTACTCAGAAGGTGGCTCGTTGCTCGCCGCTGCCGCCGGTGGACGGAGTGCGCGGCGGGGTGTCCGGGGTGTCGGAGAGCTTCTTGACCTCGGCGCTGAGCTGCTCGACCTGTTGGCGCAGGGCCTGGTTGTCGGTGGCGAGCTGGGTGTAGCGGGCCGGGTCGATCTGCTCCTCGAGCTTGGCGACCTGCTCGACGATCTCGCCCATAGCCTTGGCGAGGTCGTCGCGGAAGGTGGCGAATTCGGCCTTTCCGCTGTCGCGATGGCGGGCGAAGAGGGCCTTGACCTGGTCGATGAGCTTGGGCGTGGGCTCGGGATCTGGGTCGGCGTCGGAGAAGTCGAGCTCGATGGGGACGGCGGCGCTGAAGAGGTTCTCCGGACGCTGCTTGCGGGCGGTCAGAGGCGAGGTTTGTCCCTGCTGCGCGGAAAACTGCAGCATGTCGGTGCCGAGGCTGGCCGGGGAGTCGGTGACGCCGAGGCCGACCATGTAGGCGGAGCCACTGTCGGCGAAGTCGGGATCGACCTCGATGGAGGTGTAGATCTTCTGGCGCTGCTGGTTGATGCGCAGCAGTTCGTCGGTCGGGTGCAGCTCGGCGAAGAGGGCGAGCTTGCCATCCTCGACCGTGTCCGCCTTCAGTCCGGTGACATCGCCCAGGGCCTTGAATGCGCTGTCGGCGAACAGCCCGCGCCAATGCTCCAGCCAGATGCGGGATCCGTATTTAGCCGGATCGTAGGACGCGGCCATCTGCTCGATCCAGTCCCTGGTGATCTTGCGCCCGTCGGTGGTGGCACCTTCGGTCGCGACTCGAAACCATTTCCTCATGAGAGACCCCGGCTGGTTGGAAGACGTTCGGTCTGTGATGACACTCGCCAACGTCGGAGATTTTTGTTGTGCGGGCAATCGGTTCCTCGCCTATTTTTCAAAAATAGGTGAGAAAGTTGTTGGCGCTCCAGGATTCGCGGGCATTCTGTTGCCATGCCGTTCCCAGACGCACTCCCTGAAGCCGTCCGCCACCAGGCCAGGAACCTCTATTGGCTGGGGTGGATTCCGCGCCAGATCGCCGAGCAGCTCGGGGTGTCGGCATCCGCGGTCCGCAGCTGGAAACAGGCCGAGGATTGGGACAAGTTCCGCCCGATCGACCGTGTCGAGGACGCGATCGAGGGGCGGTTGCTGCAGTTGATCGCGAAGGACCCGAAGGACGGGCAGGATTTCAAGGAGATCGACTTGCTCTCCCGCCAGCTCGAGCGCACGGCCCGGGTGAAGAAGTACGCGGAGACAGGGCGCGAATCGGATATCAACCCGAACATCAAGCTCCGCAGCGAGGCGCCGCAAAAGCCGCGGAAGAAGAACCAACTGGACAAGAAGCTGGCCGATCGTTTGGACGATGCCTTTCGGGAGGATCTGTTCGCCTACCAGGAGGGTTGGCGCGAGGCAGGATTGAAGTACCGGATCAGGAACATCCTGAAATCCCGCCAGATCGGGGGAACCCGATTTTTCGCCCGCGAGGCGATCGTGGATGCGGCACGGACCCGGAAGAACAAGATCTTTCTGTCCGCAAGCCGGGCACAGGCATATGTATTTAAGGAGTACATCCGATCCTTCGTGCAGGAGGTCTGCGACGTCGACCTGACCGGGGACCCGATTATCCTGAGCAATCAGGCTGCGCTGTATTTCCTCGGCACGAATACCCGCACAGCCCAGAGCTATCACGGCGATGTGGTCGTCGACGAGTATTGGTGGATCCAGCGCTTCTTGGAGTTTCGGAAGGTCGTCTCCGGAATGGCGATGCACAAGAAGTGGTCATTGACCTATCTGTCGACGCCGAGCACGACGACCCACGAGGCGCATTCGTTCTGGTCCGGGGAGCTGTTCAACAAGCGGCGGCCCAAGGGCGAGCGGGTCGAGTTCGACACGGACCACAAGGCACTCGCCGCTGGGGCGCTCTGCCCAGATGGGCAATGGCGCCAGATCGTCACCGTGGAGGACGCGATCGCCGGCGGTTGCGATCTGTTCGATATCGACCAGTTGCTGCGGGAATACTCACCGGAGGAGTTCCGCAACCTGCTGATGTGCGAGCCGGCGGACGACACCCTGTCGGCATTCCCGCTGGAGCTGCAGCAGCCGTGCCTGGTGGATTCGTGGGAGGCGTGGGACGACGTCAAGCCGTTTTCTCTGCGTCCGGTCGGCGATGATCCGGTCTGGGTCGGCTATGACCCGTCCGGCGACGGCGAGGATGGTGACGGCGCCGGGGTGGTCGTGTCGCTGCCCCCGAAGAAGCCGGGCGGCCTGCACCGGTTGCTCGAGCGCCATCGGCTTCTCGGGCACGACTACGAGGAGCAGGGCGCATTCATCCTCGGATTTCTCGACCGCTACAACGTCGAGCATATTGGGATCGACGTCACCGGGCTCGGCGAGGCGGTAGCCAAGGTGGTCGAAAAGAAGTTCCCGCTGGTGACCCGCCATCTCTACACGGCGCTCCTCAAGATGCAGATGGTCCTCCAGTGTCTGCACCTGATGCGCCGGGGGCGCCTCCAGTGGGACGCAGGCTGGTCGGACCTCGCCCAATCTTTCATGGCGATTCGCCGCGACATGACAGCCGCCGGCGGCGCGGCCACCTACACCGCAGGGCGCAACAAGAAGACCGGGCACTCCGAGCTGGCCTGGGCCGCCATGCACGCCCTACACCATGAGCCAATTGAGGCGTCCGCCGACGATGATGGCGGCGCCTTCGTGGAGATCTGCGGATGAGCGAGTCGACAGCAATCGCGACACTGGACCAGCAGGGCCAACCGCCACAGGTTGAGGCATTTACTTTCGGCGACCCGACCCCTGTGCTGGATCTGGCCGATTTCTTCTACGAGGGGGTCTGGGTCTCCGGGCTGTACGATTGGTACGAGCCTCCGGTGCCTTGGTCGGTGCTGTCGAAATCGTACAGGGCGACCGCGCACCATGGCAGCGCAATCCAGGTCAAGCGCAACATCCTCTCGCGAGCCTACATCCCGCACCCGATGCTCTCCGTGAACACGTTCCGCTCTTGGGTGCTCGACTTCCTGGTATTCGGCAATGCCTACCTCGAGGAGGTCAGAGGGCGTGCGGGACGCCGCCTCCGCTTCGAGCGCCGTGCGGCGAAGTACGTCCGCCGCGGAACCGAACTCTCGACCTACTGGTGGACGCCGAACTACTTCAATCGGCAGGAGCTGCCGACAGGACGAGTACATCACCTGATCGAGCCGGATATCGACCAGGATATCTATGGCCTACCGGACTACCTCGGCTCTCTCCAGTCCGCGTGGCTCAACGAGTCTGCAACGTTGTTCAGGCGCAAGTACTACCTCAACGGCAGTCATGCCGGGTTCATCCTCTACATCTCCGACCCAGCCCAGAACATCAAGGACATCGATGCCATCCGCGAGGCGCTGAAGAACGCGAAAGGCCCTGGTAACTTCAAGAACCTGTTCTACTATTCACCGAACGGAAAGAAGGACGGCGTGCAAATCCTTCCTGTTTCCGAAGTCGCGACGAAGGATGAGTTCTGGAAGATCAAGGAGACCTCGCGGGACGACCAGCTCGCCGGTCACCGCATCCCGCCCCAGCTCATGGGCATCGTCCCTAACGGCAACTCCGACTTCGGCGACATCGAGAAGGCCGCCATGGTCTTCGTAGCCAACGAGCTCGAGCCGATCCAGGCATCCCTGACCGACCTCAACGACTGGGCCGGCGAGGAGATCATCCGCTTCCGCCCCTACACCCTCGCCATAGACCAGCCATCCCCTGCCTGACCAGGCATCCTACCCACGCTCCCGGCCAGCAAGCACGGCTGCCATATCGGTAGCCAGGCTCTCGTACGCTCAGCACCC